GGCGTCGCGTGGCAACGAGCACGCAATCGCGTGATGACGGCGGCGGGCGGGCTGTGCCAATGTGCCGACTGCACGCGCGACAAGGCGACACGTCACGCGCATGAGGTCGACCACATCATCCCGGTGTGGGCCGGCGGCACCGACGACGACGCGAACCTGCAGGCGATCAACCGCGACTGCCATGCCGTCAAGACGGCCCGCGAAGCTGAGTTGCGGGCTCGCAACGACCTGTCAGCGGCGCGCCAGGACGCGCTAGGACGGGGTCGCTTCGTCGGCGTGTAGGTCTGCATCGATGACCCTCGTCAGCGCGCCCTGCCGTCGATCTGCGTTGCCCCGCTCGCGTCCCGCGCTGTGCTGCAGGGGTAGGGGGTGGGCAATCCCTGCGGGCGTCGCTGCTGGTATCGCGCGTCCCCACATCGGGACTTTTTTTTCGGCCTAAAGGACGCTCACAAGTGCCCAAGCCGACCCCAGGGAAACCCGCAGCCGACACGTCACCCGCGCCGGGCGACCCGCGCCTGCTCGTTGAGTTCAGGAACGTAGCCGACCTCCTACCGTACGCGCGCAACTCGCGCACGCACAGCCCCGAACAGGTCGCTCAACTCGCCGCGTCGATCGCCGAGTTCGGGTTCACGAACCCCGTGCTCGCCGACGCCGATGGCATCGTCGCCGGCCACGGTCGTGTGATGGCCGCGCGTCGGCTGATCGACGCCGGCAAGCAACTGCGCCTGCCGAACGGCACCCCGCTGCCCGACGGCTGCGTGCCCGTCATCGACTGCACCGGCTGGACCGACGCCCAGCGCCGCGCGTACGTCATCGCCGACAACAAGCTGGCGCTGAACGCCGGTTGGGACAACGCGCTGCTCGCGTCCGAGCTTGAGGACTTGGTGACGGGCGGCTTCGACCTCGACGTGCTCGGGTTCACCGCCGACGAGGTGACCGACCTCGCCAAGCTGCTGAGCGACGGCAGCGGCGACGCCGCCTCCAACGTCAGCGTGCTCGACGGCGACCGGCACCTTGTGCTCGTCGAATGTTCGAGCGAACGCGTGCAGCAAGCGCTGTTCGAGGAACTGAGCCAACGCGAGGGGCTGACGTGCAAAGTTATGAGCTGACCCTGCAAAGCGAGGTCGCGACCTCATTCCGTTGCACCAAGGCGGCGAACAGCCTGGACATCGACGCGTCGAAGAAGGCGGTGCACCACTTCCGCGTCGACGCCGACATTGACTCGCCGTTCAACGTCGGGCTCATCGTCGGCGCTTCGGGCAGCGGCAAGACGACGCTCGCGCGGCACGTGTACGGCGAGGACAGCTTCCGCGAACTGCTCGACTTGCAGCGCCCGGTCATCGATCAGTTCCCGCCCGAGTACGAGTACGACGACTGCGCCGCGATGCTGTGCGGCGTCGGCCTCACCGCCGTGCCGTGCTGGATTCGCCCCGCGTACACGTTGTCCAACGGCCAGCGCGCGCGCGCCGAATGCGCCCTGCAGATGGCGCGCAACGATCGCCCGCTGACCGTCATCGACGAATGGACGTCCGTCGTCGATCGCACCGTCGCCAAGGTCATGTCGCACTGCGTCGCGAAGCACGCGCGTCGCGCGAACCGCCGCATGGTGCTGCTGTCGTGCCACTACGATGTCATCGATTGGCTGAACCCGGATTGGGTGATCGACTGCAATCGGCAGGAGTTCACCGACCGGAGGTCACTTTGTCGCAGCTTCGAGCGACCCGACCAACTGCGCTTCGACGTCCGTCCGGTTGACGCGGCCACGTGGCGCTATTTCAGCAAGTATCACTATCTGAGCGAGAACCTTCCTGCCGGTCACATCCGCACCTTCGGCCTGTTCCACGGCGACGAGCAGATCGGTTTCCAATGCTTCGCGAACTACACGCCGCACCGGCCCGGCACGCGCATGAAGCTGCACAGCAACCGGACGGTGATTCACCCCGACTACGCTGGGCTCGGGCTCGGCATCCTCGTCATCAACGCGACGTCGCGCCTGATGGTGGATGCCGGGTATGACGTGCATGCCAAGTTCTCGTCGACGCCCGTCTATCGCGCGATGTCGCGCTACGCCGAATGGCGCCTCGAAAACATCGACCGCAAGCACAAGACGGTCGTCGGCGGCAACATCGTGCGCCGCACCGGCTACCGCGTCGACGTGAAGATGTACGCGTTCCGTTGGGTCGGCGGCGGCGTCGACAAGGCACCCGCCACCGGCCCGATCAGCTACCCGTCGCGCACCGTAGCCGCTGCCGCAACATGAGCACGAGCACCACTGGCAAGCGCCGCAACGGGCGCCCGCCGCATCAGCCGAGCGCCGAAACCCGCTCGATCGTCAAGCGCCTCGCCGCGCAGGGGAACTCGCGCGACGACATCGCTGTGGCGATGGGCATCACTCGCCCGACGCTGCTCAAGCACTACTACCCCGAACTCGTCGACGGGTACGCGCTCGGCAAGGTCGCGAACACGAAACGGCTGCACGAAGCGGCTGCACGCGGCAGCGTCGCCGCGATGATCTGGCTCGACAAGACGCGCTACGGCATCAACGAACCGGTGCACGTAGGCAAGAAGGTCGAGGAAGCCCAAACCGCTGCCGTCGCTGAGAACGGCACCGAGTGGGCCGGGCTGCTGCAGTGACCACGCGCGAATGGAACACCGCTTGCCCTGATTGGCCCGCGCGCATCAAGGCCGGCGCGTCGATCGTCCCTGCCCTGCCCTTGAACAAGGCCGAGGCCGACCGCGCCGAACGCATCTTCGACAAGCTGCGCCTGCCCGACGTGCCCGGTCGACCGACGCTGGCCGAGGCGTGCGGCCCGTGGTTCCGCGAATGCGTGCGCGCCCTGTTCGGCGCGTATGACCCCGAATCTGGCGTGCGGCACCTGAGCGAGATGTTCGTGCTCGTGCCGAAGAAGAACAGCAAGACCAGCTACGGCGCCGCGCTGATGCTCGTCGCCATGTTCATGTCGCGCCGACCGCGCGCCGAGTTCCTGTTGGTCGCGCCGACGCAGGAGGTCGCCGACCTCGCGTACTCGCAGGCCGTCGGCATGATCGAGGCCGACGACGTGCTCAGCAAGAAGTGCCACGTGCAGTCGCACTTGAAGCGCATCGCGTACCGTACGACCGGCGCGTTCCTCAAGGTGAAGTCCTTCGACCCGCGCGTGGTCACGGGCTCCAAGCCTGCCGGCGTGCTGCTCGACGAGACACACGTCATCGCCGAAGCGCACGACGCCGATCGCGTGATCGGGCAATTGCGCGGCGGGCTCGTGTCGCAGCCCGAGGGCTTCTTGGTGCAGATCACCACGCAATCGGAGCGCCCGCCGTCGGGCGTGTTCCTCGGCGAACTGCGCAAGGCGCGCGCCGTGCGCGACGGGCGCCTGCGCGCGCCGATGTTGCCCGTGCTGTACGAGTTCCCGCGCGACGTCGATTGGCGCGACAAGGCGAACTGGCCGATGGTGCTGCCCAACGCGGGCCCCTCGGTGCACGTCGAGCGCCTGGGGCGCGACTATGACGCGGCGGTCGAGGCCGGCCCCGACGAGGTGCGCCGCTGGGCGTCGCAGCACTTGAACGTCGAAATCGGCGTCGCGTTGATGACCGACGCGTGGCCGGGGGCCCTGTTCTGGTCCGACTGCGCCGATCGCGCGTTGACGCTCGACGCGCTGCTTGAGCGCAGCGAGGTCGTCACCGTCGGCATCGACGGCGGGGGCCTCGACGACATGCTCGGGCTGTGCGTGTTGGGCCGCGAAACCGGCACCGCCAACTGGCTTGCGTGGACGCACGCGTGGGTCCACCCCATCGCGCTCGAACGCCGCAAGGCGAACGCCGCGCGGTATCGCGACTTCGAAGCCGACGGCGACCTGACGATCGTCGAGTCGATCGGCGACGACGTGCGCGAGGTCGCGCAACTCGTCGAACGGATCGAGGACGCGGGCGTGCTCGACAAGATCGGGGTCGACCCCGCAGGCATCGGTGCCATCGTGGACGCGATCGTCGACCACGGCATCGAGAAGGATCGCATCGTCGGCATCAGCCAGGGGTGGCGCCTGACCGGCGCGATCAAGACGACCGAGCGCAAGTTGGCCGAGGGTGCATTGACGCACGCCGGCCAATCGCTCATGGAATGGTGCGCCGGCAACGCGCGCGTGGAACAACGCGGCAACGCGGTGCTCGTGACCAAGCAGTCAGCGGGCGTCGGCAAGATCGACCCGCTCGTGGCGCTGTTCTGCGCCGCCGCGCTGATGAGCATGAACCCCGAAGCGCGGGACTACTACTCGGCGGGCGGCGAATTGGAGGTTTTCTGATGGGCTGGATTCGTGATCGCGTCGCGACCTACGTGCTCGGCTCGGCTGCCGCTCGCTCGTACACGTTGCAGGAATACGACCCGGTGCTCGCCGAAGCGTTGGGCGGCACCGGGCTGCAGGCCGGCGTCGCCGTCACGCGCGACACGAGCATGCAGTTCTCGGCGTTCTGGGCCTGCGTGCGCGTGATCGCCGAGTCGATCGCGTCGCTGCCGATTCACGTGTACGAGCGCGACGACAACAACGGGCGTCGCCGCGTGTACGGCAACGCGCTCGGCACGCTGATCGCCGACGAACCGAACTCGCTGATGACGGGGTTCACCTTCCGCGAGGTGTTGTCCGTCGGCACGTTGACGCAAGGCAACGGCTACGCCTACATCCTGCGCACGCAAGGCGCCGACGTGCTCGAACTGTTGCCCGTGCAGAACGTGCGCGTCAGTCGCGCGCCCACGCTGGGCCTCGTGTACGACTTCATGCTGGGCGATCGCACCGTGCGCGCCGGGCAAGCCGACATGCTGCACGTCCCCGGCCTGTCGTTCGATGGCGTGTTGGGCCTGAGCGTCGTGCGCTACGCCGCGCAGGCGTTGGGCATTGGCCTCGCTGCCGAAAAGTACGGCGCCACTTTCTTCGGCAACGGATCGACCCCGGCTGGCGTCATCGAACTGGCAGGCAAGCTCACGCGACAGCAAGCCGACGCGTTGCGCGCGTCATGGCAGCGCACCTACGGCGGCGTGTCGAACGCGAACAAGACGGCGGTGCTGTACCACGGCGCGAAGTTCAGCCGCATATCAATCCCGAACGACGAGGCGCAATTCATCGAGACACGCAAGTTCCAGGTCAGCGACATCGCGCGCTGGTTCCGCGTGCCGCCGCACATGATCGGCGACCTCGAACGCGCGACGTTCTCGAACATCGAGCACCAATCGCTCGACTTCGTGATGCACACGCTGCGCCCGTGGCTCGTGCGCATCGAGCAGGAGTTCAACCGCAAACTGTTCCCAAGCGGCACCGACGGCAAACCCAACAGCATGTGGTGCGAGTTCGCCGTGGACGGGCTGCTGCGCGGCGACGTCAAGTCGCGCAGC